GAAAATATGGAATAGGTTCATATATAATTTTTACTCACATTGACACAAGATTAGAAGAAGCGAGATGGGAGGAGTAGTATGGGAAAGACGTTATTTGGTATAGCAGTTATGTTACTTGGTGGTGCTACCTTTTTCGTTCCTGTAATAGGACAAGCTGTTGGAAGTAAGATGATAGCTGTAGGAGCTGGTATTGCAGTAGCAGGTGGATATAATAAATGGGAGAAGAAGAAAGAGGGTAAAGACCCGTTTGAGAAAGAGAAGAATGCAGTTAACAAAATAACAGGGTTAGTATCTAAGAAGGAGAAGTGAGATGGGATTAAAAGAATTGATTGGTAAGGCACTCCCGTTGAAAGGAATGCTTGAGTTGTTGATTGGCTACTTGTCCAATCTATTAGAACTAATTGCACCTGGTGAGATCACACCTGAGGCTAAGGCACAACTCCAGAAGTTCATCCCACCAGCATACGCACTGGCTAAGAGCTTCGGAGTTCCACTGGTTAACTCTACAGAGAATGATCTTGATAATGTTACGTTGAATGAGTTCGTTGAGATCTGTGAGATTGCAGCTAAGAAGTATGGAATTGAGTTGAATGCAGTAGTGTTGCCGAATGCCTAGGTGTTGTATTGAATAAGGGGACGAACCATAATTTATTGGACGTCCCCTTGTTTAACAAAGTAGGAGAATAAATGTCATTAGCAGGTAGGGTAGACTATATAATTGAGAAGAATGCGAGGTGGTATCCCGATGTTATCAAGTGGCTGGACTCAAGTGGTAATCCTGTCAATCTGGCAAACTATGGGGCAAAACTACAGATAAAGGCTGATAAGGATAGTAGTGCTGTATTGGAGACTATGTCAGACTCGTTTGGAGACTTGGTGTTAGGTGGTGGAACTGGAACTATACAGATTGATATGAGCGGAGAGAGAACACGCTTATTCACCTTCTCAAGAGCAGTTTTTGACCTATTATTATTACCTAAGGTTGGTAGTGCTATAGTAGCTGGTGGAGGTTATACGATTGCTGTTGTAGAGGTGAATCCAACAGATGGTAAGGCTACTATAAAAGCTGACGGAGGAACTCCATTTAGTACTATATCTGCTAATGACTACATTGGATTAACTGGTAGTATACTTAACAACAATGGTATTTTTAAGGTATATAGTGCAACCAACACTGTTATAACATTAACTGGTATATTACCTGGGTCTGACGAAGTAAGTGAGACACTATCTATACAAGAACTAAGTAATGAGAATAAGGTTCGTCTTGCTGAGGGTTATATTATGTTAAGTAAGGGAGTGACAACATGAGTGCAGGTCAGACAGGTAGAACGGTAGTACAGGCGAATGGAGTCGTGGCTATTTCTGATTCTGCAGAAGCAACCACGAGTCGGTTTGCTACATTTGCTGATGGAGACACAACACCAGACATTTCTGGTGGTCACTACTTTATTGTCAATAACACTACTCCAGTTACATACACTGATTTTGATGGAGTAACTGAGGATGGATATGAGATAACTTTGTTTTTTATGAGTAACGAAGACCAGATTGCTCATAGTGGGGATATAGACCTGCCTGGGGGTATGTCAAGAATGTTTGCTGCTAAGGATGTGTTTAGGTTAATATATAAGGGGGGAGTATGGTATGGACTGAGTGAGGGTAGATTTGATTAAGAACATTGACATAGAGAAGGATGAAGAACTCAGGAAGATCCTAGAAGCTGGAGCAGTTAGTATTGGTTGGTTCTGCTACTACTTCCTTCCAGATAACTTTAATATACCTGATTCTTCTCAACATAAGAAGATAAATGAGATAATTGATAAGAGATACGAGAAAACTGTTATTTGTGCTACAAGAGGGTTAGGTAAGACTACCAAAGCTAGGGCTATTGCAGCACAGGCTATATGTTACTGTGATGCTAACTTCATCGTATATGTTAGTGAAAGTGCGACTCTTGCTGAGATGCAGACTGAAAACTTAAAGAAGGATTTATTATCAAGTGTTGAGATAAGAGAAGTGTTTGGGGATATTAGAATTAATGATGATCATAGTATGGACGATTCCTTTTCTAGAAAGGCGTGGATTGCTAACATTGCTGGACACCAAACACTTGTTCTTCCAAGAGGTAGTGGTCAACAGGTTGGTGGATTGATACATAAAACTGTCTATGGTAACTTTAGACCAGACCTTATCTTAGTAGATGACCTTGAAGAACGTGAGACTATAGATAATCCAGATCAAAGGGCTAAGAGAAAGTTGTGGTTCTTTGGTGCTTTGATGAATTGTTTTGATAGAAGTAATCCAAATAAAAGGGTATTGTATATTGACACACTAAAACATGAAGATGCACTAATTGTAGAGTTACTCGAGGCAAACGACTGGAAGGGTATTACTATCCCTGTTTGTGATGAAAACTACAAGTCGCTCGCCCCTGATTTTATGAGTGATGAGATGATATTAAAGGAAGTTAGGAGTTATCAAGATAAGAAGATTATGGACGTCTTTGCACAAGAGATTATGTGTATGCCTATATCTAAGAAGGATGCCAGTTTCAAGAGAGATTATCTTAGATACTATGATGAGTCCGATGAGGACTTTATAAAGAACCAGAAACCTTTCTTGGTTAATATAGTTATAATTGATCCAGCAAAGAGTGTGAAACAACACAGTGATGAGAGTGGATTTGTAGTATGGGGATTCAATCCGTTTAACGAGAGGATGTATCTTAGATATGCAGCAGGCGAGAAGTTACACCCGGATGAGATATATAGTAGAGGAGTCGACCTCGTCCAGCAATATAATGCTCCCGCTATTGGGATTGAGGAGACTGGACTTAATGAGTTCGTGACGTATCCTCTTCAGAACGAGTTAATTAGAAGGAAACTGATGGGAGTAGAACTTGTTCCTCTTCAGGCAAGAAGTGGTAGGGGTGAGTTTGCTGGATACCTTGGAGGAAAGAAAGCAAGGATTGGGTCTATGGTTGGATACTATAGACAAGGATTAGTATATCATAATAGGGTAGGAACTGGTGCTTATGAGCTACAACTGATGGGATTTCCTAAGAGTAAACGGTGGGATATAATGGACGCCGCTGCTTATATCAATGAGATTTTGATGAAGGGGGATCAATTCTATTGGCTCAGGGGTGGTAAGGGATTTGAGAACGACGAGTATATGGAGAAGAAGGAAAGAGAGTTAGACCTGATAGATGCAACGGTTATGAGAGAGATTGGGAATAAGTTAGAGTATGATGACGAGGATTGGAGGACTGCTCCATGACTATGAGAAACTTTGTGTTAGGTGGAGTAGGATTAGTAACCTACGATGATGCTATAACGTGGAATAGGAAGACACCTATTACCTATACATCAGTTGATAAGATTAGATTCCTACAAAGTGCTTTTGCAGGAGTTCCTCTAATATTTGATGACGATGGTCAGTTCATAGTTGCTGGGTTTGCAGAAGGAGATGTAATAAAAGTAGTAGGATCTACGTATAATGATGGATTCTATATTGTGGACTATGTAGGAACAAATGCACTTGGATTAAGGCTTTCTCCAGAACTAGTTGCGGATGAAGATGCTTCTCCTGGAACAGTCACGATATCTACTCCAGCCCAATGTCCTATTGATTATATATAGAAGATAGAAGGAAAGATGACTTATAATTGGCAATCACTTAATTCGTTGGATAGAGACTATGGTTATGAATATCCCGGTGGTCTTGATCTAAAACCTGGCTCGGAGTTACATCAGAGGCTGTTGACTGAGATTATGAGAAGGGCTAATGAGTCGAGGAGTGTTATTCAGGCTAAAGAGGATACATGGCGTAAGATAGACATGACTCTTACTACATATATGAAGATGGACGAGAAGGAAGAAAAGATAAAGGCTGATGATGAACGAAAACCAGTTAATGTAGTTGTTCCTATGTCTTATGCCATTCGTGAGACTATCCTAACCTATATGATGGCAGCTTTCTTAGATGATCCCATCTTTAGGTATGAGGGACAAGGGCCTGAGGATGTTGTAGGTGCTATTTTATTGGAAATGCTTATAGCGAGACAGTGTAGGATAGGAAAGATTGGTTTAGCTCTACACACTATGTGGATGGATGCTACTAGTTATGGATTTGGTGTGGTAGGAGTTAACTATGTTCAAATGAGGAAAGAGATGGACATAGAGAATAAGGAAGTGAAAGAAAGTTTCATGTCCAAGTTATTTAGTTTCATTGGAATGGGAGGAGAAGGTGTTGGAGTTAGTAGAGGGCTTAAGGTAATTAGTGAGGGTAATGAGCTTATTAATATAGACCCCTACCTATATCTCCCAGACTCAAATGTTCCCATAAGTGAAGTTCAGAGAGGGGAACATGCTGGATGGATTAGTAGATCTAATAAAATGAACATCTTGGCAGAAGAGCGAGATGGAGATATGTGGTTTAATGCCAAGTATCTTCATATGATGCAGAATGCTAAGAGTAAGCTGTTTAGTGAACCAGCTACTGGTAGGTATGAGAAGTATGGTGGAACGGGTTATGGTATCAGTAATATAACTACAAGTCCAACTGACATAGTTAATATGTATATAAAAATAATTCCAAGTCAATTTCCTGATCCAGAATATCCTGTTGGAAGAAGTGATTATCCTGAACTATGGTTCTTTGCAATTGCTGGGGATCAACTTATTATAAGTGCTGAGAAGGTAGAAAATGAGCATGGTAAAATCCCTATTGCTGTTACTGCTCCTGATACTGATGGTCATACTACAATACCTGTTAGTAAGTTGGAGACGATTGCTGGATTACAGGAGACAGTAGATTGGTTGTTCAAGAGTCACATGCACAATGTTAGGAAGGCATTGAATGACGTGATTGTATATGACCCACAACTTATCTACAGTAAGGACTTAAAACAACCAGGACCTGGTGGATTGATTAGACTAAGACCTGGTGCTTGGGGAAAAGGCGTGAGGGATGCAATCCAACAACTGGCAGTTGTTGATGTAACTTCTCAACATCTTGGAGAAGTTGGTGGAATAGTAGAGATTGCAAGAGATGTCAGTGGAGCAAGTGATATTATGCAGGGGTTAAGAAGAAAGACAAGTGAGAGAGTTAGTGCTGCCGAACACACTGACTTATCTCAGAAGGCTATGTCAAGGTTACAGAGGTTTGCTAAGTTGATAAGTATGCAAGCGCATGAAGATATAGCTCTTATGTTTGCCTCTAATACTATACAGTATATGAGTGAACAGGTATATGTAAAGGCTGTGGGTGAATGGGAACAGAGATTAATAGATGAGTACGGTATTAAGGGTGATAAGGGAAGATATCCTATCAAGCCAAGTGACCTGGATATAAACTTTGATGTCATCCCACACGATGGAACTATGCCCTCATCTGGAGATGCTGGAACACTGGTTAAGATGTTTCAGATAATGGCTACGCAACCATGGATAGGGAGACAGTTTGACTTGGTTAGAGTATTTAAGTCTATTGCAAGAATGTCAGGGATTAAGAACTTAAATGAATTTGAAAGTAAAAAAGGTATTAATTTTAATATACAACCAGATGAACAAGTTATGAATCAAGTTGCACAGGGACGACTTGGTGCTATAGAAGGTGGAGAATAAATGGCTGAATTGTATTTTGATGTCAGTGGTATTAGCCCAAATGATCTAAAGGTCTTTTTGAATAGTCCTATTTGGAAACAACTGGAGATTGTATATATAGATCGTGCCAATCTTCTAAGGGACGAGATTGCAGTTGCTCCTTCAAGACAGTTTACTAAGGTAATATATGATACGCAAGGTAATAGAAAAGGAATTGATATTGTTAATAGTGTTGAATACTACCAAGGAGCATTGGCGGAATTATTAGCGGTTTTAAGTATACCTGAAACTATAAAAGAAGAAATTGAAGGAGTTGGAGATGAACGAGGAACCAGTTAAGACGCCAGTTAAGAAATATGGGTCTAAGCCTATTGTTACTGTTAAGACACCAGAACCTGTGGTTAAGACACCACTACCTGATGCTGCATCTAAATATGCTCTTGAGGAAGTTGTGGTT